TGTGTAATTTTTTTCCTTTGCCAACACCATACAAGTCAAATCCTAGTAAAAATACAGTTTGAGCCTTTCGACCTAACCATCCTCCATGGCTATTAGAAAGTGCTACCAATGTAGCAAACTGACCAGTTCCCCAATGGAATGGGTCATCAATTCTTTCTTGTCCTTCATAAGGTAATTCTGGCACTTCTAAAAATTTATGTTTAGGAAATGATTTAAGCCATTGTGGTCTAGTGTATAATGGGCATGGAACTTTATTGTCTTTGGCTTCTAGTAGTTCATTAATCATCTTACGGTCAGCACATACTAAAAAGTTAGGAGTCATATCACGATATACAGCATTACAGCCTACAGTCATACCTATTAGGTTAGTTGTTTTAATATCAAAGTCTTTGCGACTTTCACCGTTGCCAATTACTGTTGCAATCCTACTTGCCATAACAATAATTATTCTGATCTATGTTCTATGACTTTATCTATAAGACCAAATTCAAGTGCTTCTTGTGAAGTAAAGAACTTATCTCGTTCCATATTCTTTTCAATTATATCTAATGGTTGGCCTGTATGTTTAACATATATTTCATTTAATCGCTTTTTAGTTTTAAGTATTTCCGCGGCATGAATATCTATGTCTGAGGCTTGTCCTGAATATCCACCTGATGGTTGATGTATCATTATTTTTGAATGTGGTAATGCAAATCGTTTACCTTTTGCTCCTGATTGTGCCAACAATGATGCGGCAGAACTTGCCTGTCCTATTATCATAGTTGATACATCAGATTTAACAAATTGCATAGTGTCATATATTGCTAAACCAGATGATACATATCCTCCAGGTGAATTAATATAGAAACTAATATCTTTTTTTGGATTATCTGATTCTAAAAATAATAGTTGTGCAGATACCAACGATGATACTGAGTCATTAATTGGTCCTGTTAAGAATATAATACGTTCTTTAAGTAGTCTACTAAAAATATCATATGAACGTTCACCTTTTGATGTTTGTTCTATGACTATGGGTACTAATGAATTTTGCATATTATTATTGTATTGCGGTTTAACTTATTTGTCAATACAAGTAATTAATTATTTCTGGTACAAAGTTTTTAGGATTCTGTTTTCGGAAAGAATCTTGTTGGTTAATGGTAAATTTAAATGTTTGAAGCAATGATTCTTTACCATCGGCTTGATTAATGTATTCGACGATTGGTTTAAGTAATGTGGAAAATTTATGTTTACTGAACTTGTTTGCAATAGCATCTTTCATTTTTAAAGGCATAACTTGTGGAGACATATAGTATGGTGTTTGAACGAATTGGTATTTGTGAGATGTGGCATTAAAATTTTCCATATTCCATTCAAGCATTTTATCATAATAATAAATGTTTATATTGCTTAAAGTATTATAAACATTTGCATTCCAGTTAGTGTCTTTTAATTTTTGTACAATTTTTACAGTTTTATCCCATTTTCCTGGATATCTCATATAGTTAAAAACTTTACCTATACCATCGATTGATAGAGTAACATAGATATTACTAAATTGTTGTAATATTTTAAATAATTCACGATGTGGCATTTGCTGACAATTAGTTGTATATTGTAAGTGTAATTTGGTTTTGCCAAGATTTATTAATCTTTCTAATAGTGTAATATGATTCCAATCTAAAAAAGGTTCACCACCTAATATTTCTAGTGAGTCTAAACCATATAATGTTTCATCTGATACTTTAGATGTATTTGATTCATTAAGGTTGTGCCACTTGTTTTTATTATAATGATTATGTTCAGCATACCATTTAGTGCTATCATCTGGTCCACAAGTTTTACAAGTTAGGTTACATAGATTAGTTGCTGTAAATTGTAGTGAACGTATTTTTTTATTATGTCTATGTTCGTGTAGTTCTTTAAGTGATTTTTTTGAATGGAAAGATAACCATCTATTATCTTGTAGGCGTTTGCTTTCATGCCCAGATTTTTCTGTATTCCAACAATGTGAACAATATTTAGATTTTAACCCTTTATCAAAAGTTTCTTGTAACTTTTTTGTACTAAATTGTTTATCAAAGTCTCGTAACCAGCAACAAGGAATTATACTTTTCTTACGTATTGCTTGTTGATAGAATGGATTTACGCACCAATTTTTCATTTTAAAACTTTGAGTAGAATAGTATCTAAATTAATTCTGCCATTACTTTTAGTTTCAGTAGTTTTAATTGATTCCCAAATGTTACGCATTGCTATTTTTCCATCCGTAGTTAAAAGTTTTGGCAATATAGTTTCTGGTTTTCGTACAGTTTTTGATACACTACTTCGATCATCATAATCTTTGAGTGTTGTACCTTTAATGATTATTCCATTTGGTCCCATAGCATTATATTGAGATAATTTGCGAGTTTTAATGTTGAATAACCAAAGCATTTTACATTTAGGTATTAAAATAGGATCTATAGATGTTAGTTTATATCTTTCATCTTCATCCTTGTATTGTAATTTTTTTATCATACGTTCTACAGATATAGCTCTTGGTTTTCGTGCTTTACGTTGACTTTGTTTTAATTTTGCCCATCGTTGTATTTGTGCTACTGCTTTATCTTGAATATCTATCATTTGTTTCATTTCTTTGTTAGAATATGAATCATAGCCTTCTTCAATTTCTTTTTCATCTTCAGTACGTTCTTTTTTAGGAATTAATCTTATATGTAATATTTGTTTATATTCCTTGTTAAAGTCTTCGATGTCATCTATTAATCTAGAACAGTATGCTCCAGGTATATCACAATCTTTGCAGTAGTCGTAGATAGTTTGTATTGATAGTTCATGTAATTCATTATCAAATGTAGCATAGTTTATATCTCGAATGTCGATAATATAATCTTGTGTTTGTCTTTGCATTCTTTCTTGAATGTCAACCTTTGGTTTTTGTTTTTTAGGTTCTGGCTCAGGTTCTGATACTGGTTTGAATTTAGGTTCTTCTTTAATTTCAGGTAGTGGGATTTGTTTTGTTTGTTTCTCATTATCGTTTATTTGGTTCTTGAGAAACTCAGGTATGTCCAATAAGTCGTTATCTAATTTCTTTGCCATTTCAATATTTTGTAACATGGTTATATAGCTCAGGCAAAGATTTTTCTATAGATTGTGATCTATATTTGTCGTATAAGGCGGTTATTTTAAAGAATTGTTTCATATGTTTTTTACTATCTTTATGACTGTCTTTGTTCATTAAAATTTTTAAGAGTGTATGTAATTTTTTATATAGTGTCGGTTGCTTTGCTATTTTTAATTTAAAGCATTGTTTAATTTTGTCAACTGCTTGTTGTCTTACTTCGTAAGGTAGTACGTCAATTCTATAATGCATAGGAAAGTCTAACAAGATTGGTGTGACTTCAATGTTTCTTTTTTCACATAATTTATCAAAATATTTTAAATGTTCATAAATGTTAAACACATTGTATATTTGCCAACATGGTGAAACCATCAAGTCTGCTTTGTCATTATTTTCTATAAAATAATTTATATTTTTAGATATCGATGACCATTTAGATGGTGCTCTAATATATTCTTGTACAGCATCTATACCGTCTATAGACATAGTTAAATCTACTTTGCGAAATTTGTCCATTAATTTTACAAATTGTTTTTGTACATTAGTCATATTAGTATTAAATTTAATTTGTATATTTTGTGCGTAATTGTTATTAACAGGATAATCCAAGAAATTATACATAGTTCTTAAAAGAGTTGGCTCACCACCTTTTAAGTATATCCTTCTATTAACTTTTAATAAATCATATAGTTGTTTCATTAGTTCTGTATTATCACCATGGTCAATAATTTCTAAATCATCTGTTTGAAATCTCATCAATTCATGATTTACTTCCCATCCTTCTTTTTGTATTATGCTCCATTGTTCTTTAGCCAGTTCACTACTTAATCCACTAAAGCACATTCTACATTTTAAGTTACATAATGAACTAAAATTTATATCTAATGAAATTGGTGAATCACAAATTTTATTTTTCTCCCAACGGTCTACGGTGTCCCAAAATGTTTTTCCTTCTTTCATTCTGACCCAACCTTCGTTTTCTTGTTGTCTTAAACTTGCTGTACCTGATTGTTCTTCTTGATAGCAGGCTGTACATCCAGGAATAGGTCTTCCTTCTAACATCCTTTCTCGTATGTGATTCATTTCTTTTGATTGCCAAAATTCTTTAATTGTTTTATTCTTTACATCAAATTTTTTATCTTTTAAAATTGTATCGGCGTGAGGTGTCCAGTTACAGCAAGGCCAATATTCTCCACGTACAGGCTTGCCTGATGCTGTTATCATCATATGTGTCCATGCGTAAACGCAAAATGATTTGTTATTTGTAATGTCCATTTAAATTAGTTATATTGTAATCTTCACCAGGTAACTTCCTCCATCTGAATTTATGATGCAATTTTTTATTTTTGGATTTGAACCACACCAGTGGATAAACTCTTTTTGTATTTGTCCTTTACCTGTAATGACGTGTAATTTTTTTATGCCTTTGGACCTACAATCATTAACAGCACGGTTGAATTCATTGTATGCATTTTGCACCGTTAACCCGTGTAGGTCCATTGTTCATTATGCAGAAGATTTTGCTTCTTGAATTTCTTTTCTGCGTTCTTTCGTTGCTTTTGCTATTTCTAACAAAGCCTTTCTTGCTCTTGTTCCAGCCGCTTTGACACCTTTTGATGTGAACTTTTCGTTCTCAATCGTATAAGATTCCCAAGCCGCAATTAATTTATCATGTATGTCTGACATAATGTTCTCCTTAATTTCTTATATAAGCAATACTATTATATAATAGTAGTAGTTAATGAGCAATAAATAAATTGACATGGGTAGTATTTTTTTATTAATAAAAGAGTTAGGATTTCCAATTGCAGTAGCATTAGGTGGTGGTTTTTTCATATTTTTTATAATAAAATACATTTTAAGTGGGGTTACGGCTCAAGTAAAAGGTATTCATGGTATTATTATGGGATTAGAGAATAGGATAAAGACTATGAACAATGATATTATTAAAATAGATGCTCAGATGAATGATGCTTTAGGATTAGAACCAGAGACGGATAGGATTGCTAGAGCGGACGGGAAGATTGATGCTCGAAAAGACTAAAGATATGTTAGAGAATAGAAAATATAAAGAAGATAAACCAAAATAAAAATGAGTTTACAGTATTTTATAAATTTAGTAAACGATTTTGGCTTCCCAGTTGTATTAGTTGTGCTGATGGGGTACTTTATCTGGTTTATGTTCAAGTATGTTACTACAGAACTTAAACCTAAACTTGGTGAAGCTCATGGGGAATTAATTAAGTTGCTTGATCGTATTAGAATGCTAGATAATGATCTTATAAGATTAAGAACAAAAATGGATACCGTTAAGCGGCAGAAACAGAAGTAAGTTTTCTATAACAATTTTGCACACCAATTGCTTGTCGCACAGCATCATATAAGGCATGGTGGCCATTAAGGTCAGGCATATCTGGATCTGCCAATTCAAATATTGTACGAGTATCACGTATGTTCCAAAAGTCCCATGGTACTGCTTGTTCAATACTTCTACAAACGTTTTCTATAATAACAACATCAAATATCGATCCATGACTCCATACACGATCTGTACCCCAACCAAATTTATAAAACTCTTTCATAACAGTTTTTAGGTTGTGTCTATCATTTTCTGCAAATGCTTCGTGGGATATTTTTTCTGATTGGTCACACCACCAACGTAGTGTATTTTCGTCAATTCTTCTACCTAAATCAATATTGCTTTGTAGTTCAACACGTTTATAAAACGTAGGCATCTTACGAGTTGCTTTGTCTCTATCATCACCACGTGGATCAAATTTACAGGCTCCTATTGTAAGAATAGCGGCATCTGGTGTAGTTGCCATTGTTTCCAGATCTATCATTAAATGCATACTACTATTATATTGACATACCAAAACCTGTCAATATATAATGTTGTAATGCATTAAACCAATGCAGAACGCGAGGTGGGAAACAATGTGAGAATCATTGGCTGTACCCGCAACGGTAAGAAACGTAGTTTTAAGTCCGAATGCCACTTTATAAATTAATATGCTCGAGGAATAAGCAATGACAAATAAAATATTTTATCTAATATTCTTTGGATTAATTCTAGCAATGTCTAGAATAATTCCACATCCTCCAAACTTTACACCAATATTGGCAAGTGCTATTATGGCACCAATGTTAATAAAAGATAGATGGTTTGGTATGTTTATCCCAATATTGGCTATGTTTATAGCAGATATAATAATTGGGTTTCATCCGTATCAGTTGGTAATTTATCTAACCATTATGACAATTAGTATGATTGCTCCTATGCAAAAAAGTTTTGTATGGTTATCAGTTTTTGCTGTTGGTAGTAGTGTTTGGTTTTTTATTACAACAAATTTTGCTGTATGGGTGGCGTGGGATTATTATCCAAAAACTATAGAAGGATTAATAATGTGTTATACATTAGCAATTCCATTTTTTACAAATACGTTAATGAGTACTTGTTTGTTTACTGGCATACTAGCATTTTTATTAAAACACGTGGAGATTGTTAATGAAAAAACTTCTAATATTATTCTTATTACTATGCACAGGTATAAGTTGTACAGGTATCGATAGTGCTTCAATTAAACCAAGCAAGACTACTTTAACATATGGTCAACATGATCAAGATGGAGATTCTGTAAATGGTGACTATGATAATCAGAACTTTAAGATAACACAAGAATTTACCTGGCAATAAGGTTTTATAAATAGTTCGAATGAACTTTCTATTATGGCACTTGTTAGCGATTGTTAGCGATTGTTTCTGTAATGGCAGGCAGTTTTGCTATAGGATATTGGTTTGGTAAATTGAATGTACGAGTACAGAGCAAAAGTAACAAGAGTAATTGATGGCGATACAGTAGACGTAGATGTTGATCTAGGTTTTGATGTTTGGTTAAAAAGTCGTGTAAGATTATATGGTATTGACACACCAGAATCTAGAACACGTAACAAAGAAGAAAAGTATCGAGGCCTTTTAGCCAAAGAATATTTAAAATCGTGGATTAAAAAAGCAAAAGGTATTGTCATACTTAAAACTAAAAAGGGTGAGGAAACTGGTAAGTTTGGTCGTATTCTTGCAGATATAATTGTTGATGGTGTAAGTGTAAACAAGTTAATGATTAAAGATAATCATGCTGTTGCATATCATGGACAATCTAAAAAGTCAATTCAAACAGCACATGACAAAAATAGAAAACAATTAATTGAGTCAGGTGTTTACAAATATAAACTTCCTAAAGAGTATCATAGTAAAAATTAAACTGCTTGAAGTTCTTCTTTATTTTCAGTAATCTTTTTTCTTATTGACCATCCATATCTTTGACTGTAATATGCTTCATAGTCCTCTAGAGAAACATCGAATTGTGATAAAATATCATTTTTAGATTCTTCTTGTAATGTTTTTTCTTGATTGGTCATTTTATATTGCTAGTGCCATAGGCACAGGTGCTACTTCTTCTTCTTCAGTTAGTGTCCATGGAGTAGTATCAACAGCACTTATTACAGATTGCTCAACTTCATGAAATTTTATAACATCTTTTTTATTAATTCTCTCGATGTCACGTTGAGTCATATTAGCCAAAACTTTAATACTTTGTTCCAATTGATTCATGATAAATTATTTATTGTAAAGGATGTAAAAAATTGTACTTTAAACTACCTGTAGGTGTAATTTTTGTAAATTATGTTACAGTAAAATCTGTAAATTTGTAAAGATTGTAAATGTTAAAACTTTGCTACAAATGGTTTTACTTCGTTTGGGCAATAAAGGTTCCATCCCAGTCTTTAGGGGGTGGTGCTTTACTGTATAGTTCACACCTGTTTATGTATAGTTGACTTACAATAGCAAGTTCAGGGTGTGATATTTTAATGCTTCTAAATAGTTTTTGTGCTATTTTCCATTTGCGTAATTTATATTGACCAATTGCTTCAGTCATGCTGTTCTTCATTCTATATGTGTCGTCATTAGTTTTCATTACGGTATAGATGTTTACAGGTTCTGTTTTACCTTTAACAGCAATAGTATCTAAAGGTATAAAGTTAAATTGATCTATACAGTCTTTAGTACTATCTTCGCCAACAATCAGTTTAACACCATATGATTTTGATTGCCCTTCTAGTCTAGCCGCCAGGTTTACAGCATCACCTAATACAGAGTAATCAAAACGTTGATTAGATCCCATATTGCCTACTACTACTTCTCCTGAGTTTATACCTATGCCTATATTAATAGGCAGTTTCTTTTCGTTAGCAAGTTCTAGGTTTAGTATTTTAAGTTTGTCTTGCATTCTTAATGCTGTTTCTATAGCAAGTTGTCTATGATTCTTTACATCTAATGGTGCATTCCAAAATGCCATAATACAATCACCCATATACTTGTCTATAGTG